AACATGGGAATGTTCAAGAAACTGGTGTCAACGGTTTCAGAGGATATCTAGCTAGATGGGATCAGCATCCAGAAAGGGACGATAATTGGGCTAGGCAAGAAAGAGCTAGTTTAGGCGAAGAACGGTTCAGGCGAGAGCATGAATGCGAGTTTGTTATATACAACGAAACGCTGATAGATCCTTTAAAGATAAATGACATGGAAGGAATAGAACCGCTGTACTCCGCAGAAAATGTTAGATGGTACAAAAGACCATCTCAAGGAAACATATATGCAGTTACCTTAGACCCATCATCTGGTACTGGCAGAGACAATGCCGCTATACAAGTTGTTGAATTACCGAGTATGATACAGGTTGCAGAATGGTGCCATAATAAGACACCTGTAGAAAAACAATTGCTGTTATTCAGAAGAATACTGCAAGAGTTACAACAATATGATCCTGCTGATTTGTACTGGACTGTGGAAAATAATACAATCGGCGAAGCAGCACTTGTTGTTATTAGAGAAACCGGCGAAGAAAGTTTTCCTGGTCAAATGTTACATGATCCTGTTAAAGTACAAGGCCATAGGGGAAGAAAAGGTTTCCATACTAGTAGTAAAACAAAAATGGAAGGTTGCATATTATTAAAGAGGCTAATAGAATCCGACAAATTAAAAATTACTAGTAAGCCGTTTTTATCTGAGCTAAAAAACTTTGTGTCAAACGGCACATCTTTTGCGGCACAATCTGGTAGTACAGATGATCTAGTAATGAGTATGTTAGTGGCATGTAGAATGATTTCATTTATTGGTTCGTTTGAAGATGCTGTATATGATGTAATACACAGCGATATAGGTGACGGCACAACTTATAACTATGGCGAATATGACGACGGCTTTGACGATGGCCCAATGCCAATTGGTGTTCTATAACACTAAAGATGATAAATACTATTAGGAGATTTTTAGTTTATGGCCATTAGTGTACAAACAGTAGCAGACAAAGTGTATGGACTTTTGAAAGGGTTCGGCTTTTCTATTGATATTTTTAACAATGTAGGAGAAGTTACCGGAGACCCAGCAGAAGCACTTAGATTTTTTGTAGAAGATCCTAATCTGCTCGTTACACTAAACACCGAAGATAATGAAATAAGACTTAGTGTATCTGAAAACACGGAGCAAACAGATAAACTTCGAGAGCAACTAAAAAATCTTGCAAAAACATATTTAATGACAACAGATTTTAGAGTATTTGGTAAAACATTAAAGCCAAGTAGCGAATCTATAAATGTTAAAAAAGAGAGCAAAATGGAAGAATCAGGTGTAATGGAAGGCTTCGGGTCTATGACTGGAAGCGTAAAAACAAGCTACCAGCCACTGGACAATGTTAAGATAATTGTACGACATGCTAAACCAGTGAATGAAGAAGTACGTGGCGCAAGAAGCAGAAATATCAGCAAAATTTTCATACAGAAGGGAGAAGAGAGATTTGCGTTCCCAAGTAAAAATTTAGCTGGAGCGAGAGCTATGGCACGACACGTTCATAACGGCGGAGCAATGCATGATATAGTAGGTGAGAGCATTGTTAAAATGTGTACTGACTTAAAAACTTTACGAGAGTTTGTAAGATATGTGCAGTCCAACGACATGGTAAATGAAGACAACTCAGAATATGTATCCCTTGCTTTTGAAAATATCGAAGAAATTAAGAAAACATTTAAAAAATTAAGTGGCGTCAAAACATATGCAGCCGCTGTAGAAAGTGTTAATGATCACAGCAACGTTGAGCTAATACAAGAAGTTGATTTAGAGCAACACTTTACCCAAACACATTTCGATGAGAAAGTTGCTAATGCTGTAGACACAATCAAGCATCTAGTCAACAGAAAGAATGCATTCGAAAGTTATATTATGACTGCTATTGCAAATGAGTCCTTTGGTGACCTAAAGAATGTGATTGCAGAAAGCGGAGTAGATTTTGACAATCCGAGAGCTAGATTAGGCTACCAAGTAGGGCAAATAAGCTCGCTAGTAAAAGATCATCAGTTGTCTAGATACTTAGGTGGTATTGGTAGTAAATTATCTAACGGTGGTTCTCTAGATGCAATGGAGTATAGGGCTGTAAAGGCTTCTTTACTTTCTGCACAGCAACCAACTAGCTCACCGATAGCAGAAGATATGACACAGCGCAAAGAAAAGGATTACGAGACATTTTTGGATAGTTTCATTACGTTCAATTAATGATCCAAGAAAATACTATTTGTGCGTAATGCATAATAAATAGTATCATAACAAAGACAACGGTTATTGTCGAAAGACAAAAAAAGGTTGACAACATGGCTTAAAGAATATACTATAACCACAGTTATTGCACAAACCCAGACGCAATAACGAACATGGCACATATAAGGAGAAAACATTATGGCATCTTTAGCAGAAATTCGAGCAAAGCTACAATCTATGGAACAAAAAGGTTCCAACTCACCGTCACAGCAAAGTGACAACGCAATTTACCCACACTGGAACATCGACGAAGGAACAAGTGCAACACTACGTTTCTTACCTGATGCTGACACTACCAATGACTTCTTTTGGGTAGAACGTCAAATGATTCGTTTGACCTTCCCTGGAGTTAAAGGCGGCGACATGAAGCCAGTAACTGTACAAGTACCTTGTGCAGAAATGTATGGAGACACTTGTCCTGTACTTACTGAAGTGCGTCCTTGGTTTAAGGATCCAAGTCTAGAAGACATGGGTCGTAAGTATTGGAAGAAGCGTTCATATATCTTTCAAGGATTTGTTTCAGAAAATCCATTAAACGAAACAGCACCTGAGAATCCTATTCGCAGGTTTGTTATCTCACCGCAGATTTTCAATATCATTAAAAGTGCATTGATGGACCCAGATATGGAAAATTTACCAGTTGACTATGTTAACGGTACAGATTTCCGTGTAACTAAAACAACTAAAGGTCAGTATGCAGATTACAGTACATCTAAGTATGCACGAAAAGAACGTGCATTAGACGAAACTGAATTAGCTGCAATTGATGCTAACGGTCTCTACACACTGAAGGACTTCCTTCCTAAGCGTCCAGATCAAGCACACTTAGCTGCTATTGCTGAGATGTTTGAAGCAAGTGTTAACGGTGATCTTTACGATCCGGAGCAATGGGGCAACTTTTACAAGCCGTATGGCGTTGAAGTTCCTAGCACTGCTGTACAAGCAACTAGTGCATCAGCACAAGTAGCACCTGCTCCTGCACAAGCGGCACCTGCTCCTGCACAAGCGGCACCTGCTCCTGCTCCAGTAGCTGAAGCGGCACCTGCTCCTGTAGCTGAGCCAGCACCCCAACCAGTAGCTCAAGAAACTGAGACAGTAGTTGCGGACAGCGGCGAAAAGCCTAGCGCAGATGATATTTTAAATATGATCCGTGCTCGTAATTAAGGAGTAGAATCATGCAAAAACCATTTGACTTGACTAAGTTTAGAACGTCAGTTACTAAGTCTATTGCAGGTATTAGTGCTGGCTTTCATGATCCTAAAGACTGGATCAGTACAGGCAACAAAACACTTAATTACTTAATCAGTAGTGATTTTAACAAGGGAATTCCTTTGGGTAAGGTTAGTGTTTTTGCAGGTGAATCCGGATCAGGTAAAAGTTTTATCTGTTCCGGTAATATCACTAAGGCAGCACAAGATCAAGGATGCCAAGTTGTATTGTTTGATAGCGAAAACGCACTAGATGAAGATTGGCTACAAGCATTAGACGTAGATACTAGTCCTGATAAACTGCTGAAAATTGGTGTTAGTATGATCGACGATGTTGCTAAGACATTGAGCGATTTCATGAAAGACTATAAAAGTAACTATGGTGATTTGGAGTATGACGATATGCCCAAGTTACTGTTTGTTATTGATAGTTTAGGCATGCTACTTACACCAACAGATGTGGCACAATTTGAAAAAGGTGACATGAAAGGTGACATGGGTAGAAAGCCAAAAGCTCTAACTGCCCTAGTGCGTAACATGGTTAACCAAATTGCACCATTCCCAGTAGGTATTGTTGCAACTAACCATACATACGCATCACAAGATATGTTTGACCCAGATGACAAGATCTCAGGTGGTCAAGGCTT